CGGCATCATCTCACCGGCAATCCGAATCATCTCCCATGTCAAATCTTCGATGTTCTTCTGCTTCATACCGTAAGCCATTTTCTCTTTATTCCAACCCGCCTTCTTAGTACCAGACATAGAGAATGGTGGACAAGGCGGACTACCATCAAGAATATCCAGTTCGTATTTTTTAATCCCTGTCATCTCCATGATCTGAGCGCCAGTTACATTCTTGATATCACCACAGATGTGTGGAGTGCCTGGCCAGTTTGCAAGATAGGTATCAACTGCGACTTGCTGAAATTCATTCACAAATTTACAATCACCACCCGCCAGTTTATAACCAGCAGATGAACCGCCGCCACCCGCAAAGAAGGAAATATATGTAAACAGCTTGCGATCAGAAGATTCCTTTAGGTCATCTAGTGTGTAGCGATAATATCTCATCCAAAAAAGGCCGACAGATTTGCTGGAATCCTAGATAATTCATATTCTCCATACCATTCTGGTATATTTAATGGAAATTTATTGGATACCTCACTGGTTTTTTTATTCTTAAAGAAACGTACTCTATTATATCTTTCAGTAATATATTGAGGTACAATTACATTCCCATCATGATCTGGTTTAATCTTTACACCAGAATTTTCTTCAGAAGTCATATTGATTTTTTGAAGTAATTTATAAAACTCCGGTTTAAATAAATCAAAATCATCCAAGAAATGTTGGTTATTATTCAGAATAGCTCTATGTGCAACCCTCGCACTAAAAGGGTGGTCAGCAGTTTTCTTAGCCGACCACAAAGAATTTTCAGATTCCCATTCAATAGGTATATCATTACATCTAAACACAAAATCGTAAAATTGATGTGCTAATTTAACCTTTTTATCTGTAGATAATTGTGGGTATACATGTTTATATTCATTCATCTGATCGAAGGCCATTCGAGCAGAAAATTCCCAATCATTGTAATTTATATATTCATCAATGTTCATCTTCAAAAAAACTCCTCTAGTGTTCCTTGTGTACCATAACTATCGTCAATTAACCAATTCATCTTCTCTGTGATAAACCGAAGCGGCTCAACGAAAGCCTTAGTGAATTGTACATCATAGTCTATTCTGTCCTTAATGTCAAGTTCCTTTGGAAAGAAAGTTATAAACGAGAACGCACTAGACTGATATATGTTGGGTTGTTTAAGATTAAGAAATCGTATCTTGTCTCCTTCCTGTATCAGCGGAAATTTATTCCCCAGCCTGTTCTTACGTATCAGGTGATTGTACAATATTGCACCCTTGACATGTATAGGCGCGCCCTTACCAAATAAACTGGACTCTCCTGTGAATTTCTGCACACCATTACAACTACGTGGAAAGGCAATTTCCTCTGGTGATAACGTCATGAACTCTTCTCTAAACTCCTGTATAAAGGTATTTAGCATCTTCTCATCACCACTTATTATAATCTTGAGAGCCTCTTTAAGCTTCTCTCGACATGGTGCAGGCGTACTAGATTTGACCGCTTCAATACCCATAATCTTCAATTTGGGTTCACTATACCTCACACCCTCACTATCGTGTACATTGAGGATGTACCTCTTCTTAGCGGTCCATATACCCCTGTCAGCGATAACTTCGCGAGACATGACCATCTTCTGGTCATATGCGTTCATCTCTTTAGCAAGGCCCTCATAACTCTTATTAATGAAAGGTTCCAACTTCTCTTTTGCAATAGTGTCCAAGAAGGAGACAATTTTATTAGTCTCTGTTCCCTCTTTAAACACTTTACTAACCAATCGATCAAAAGTGATATACACCGAATCTGTATCACTAGCAATAACATAATCAACCTCTTTCGTATCCAAGAGTTTGTTAAGATATACATTAAGTGCCTTTTCAATCCATCGTATAGATAATTGACCAGAAGTAGTAATTGCCGTAGCAACCAAAATATCGAAATACCTAAACCAACTGTTGCCAATAGCACCATACGCTGAGTTGAGAGATATCTTCTTCGCCATCTGGATATTGTTGTATCTTGAAATATCCTTGAGAAGAGACTTGTCCTTCGTGTTTTCATATTCTTGCTCAGCCTGTAACATAAGTTTTTTATATTTAACACGATCATTGTACATATTCTCCATCAACTCAGGCAGAAACCCACGCTTGTCCTTACGAAAGAAGGCACCATTTGGTGTCATAGTATATTCAGTATCATTTCTCATCTCACCGTTCAGAATCTTATCGACTAGTCCTTTCTCTTGCTTACATTCCGGCACTAGTGTTTCTGGTGATATATTATACTGCATTATCAAGTGTGGATACAACGAATTTAAGTCAAATGACATAACCCATTTGTGCATACCTACTTGTGGGTCTTTTACATATGCTCCCTCGAATTGTTCTACCTTCTTAGAGTTTTTCTTTTGCGGTATAACTATGTTCTTTTCTCTTAGATAATTATATATAAGAACATCCCAATAACGAACAGAGCCCAGAACGTCAATGTAATTAACTTTACCATCATAGGCCATAGTGAGAGCGAGTTCAATCAGTTTCATCTTATCTTCTAGGCGATCCACAATCTCAACGTCTTGAATGTTGTATTCAATAAACGATTGGAAATCTTTCTGATACCATTCACGGAATGTATCGTAGGGATTACCAGCCTTACGCTCACCTAGTTCAACAAACGCAATATGGTCCAGTCGATAGGACTCTTGTGCTTGATAGGTAAACTTACGATATAGGTCAAAATAATCTAGTGCAGCAATACCTTGTATATTATAGGTTTGGTGGTGTCTACCCATCTTGTAGACCTCTCTATCCTGCACACTACCCCAAGGAGATAGACGTTTAAGTTCATCTTCACCAAACAATTTAATGATACGATTACAGATATAAGGAATATCAAAGAATTCTGTATTCCACCCAGTGATAATGTCTGGCTGATGTTTTTCCCAGAACACTAGAAACTCTTTGAAAAGATGTACTTCACTCTCGCACTCAATATAGGTAACGTCATCACGATCTGTTACAAATTGACCGATACCAAACACAACAATTTTTTTGTTCTGGTGATTCTTAACCGTGATCGATAGCATTTCCTCTTCAGCCTCAGTAGGTGAAGGAAATCCATTCTCACACTGTACCTCAATATCAATAGTCACCATTAGGAGCTTATCAATATCCCAATCAATACTACCTTTGTAAGTATCAGCAATATAGTTATATGCAAACTGTGTATTGCCATATACCAGTTCTGGTTGACTCTTGAGACTTTCAACCCACTCTTTAGCCTCTTTGATTGTATCAAATTCAGTAGGTAATACAGGTACACCTTCCAAAGTTGTATACCCTGTATGTTTATTTACAGGGGAATATAGAGTTGGGCGATATTTGATTTTAAAGTTTTGTCGTTCACCATTGATAACAGCACGACAGAATAATTGATTACCCCATTGTAGGACATTTGTGTAGAAGTTCATTTAAAGAGTATACCATAGTTGTGGGTTGAAGTCAATATACATATTGACTAATATCGATAATAATTTCTAATATGTGCAAAGATATCTCTAGCAGAAGTAGTGTTATAATTATTTTATATGGTGTAATTTTATACTTTTCTGTCATACTGTCCAGCCTTCTCCAAAGTCTGTTGAATCGAACACTGGTTCTGAAAAATTATCTATCTCTTTTGTCTGATGGCTATCAGCAAGACCTTCTTGTTCTGCTAATGTGACATCAAATAGGCGCATTTTAGACCTATCGATTCCGATCACAAATCGCTTGTTCATATTTACATCATTATAACGATTTTTCAACTGTTTGACTGCAATCTGGTTAAGCGCGTCAAGCTCCTCATTACTGATAAGCGCAAACATGAGGTCAGCCGTAGCAGGTAGACCAAAAGACTCTGATGTATCTTCCAGGCCCACATCTGAATTGGAGAATCCTGAGCGAGTAGTTTGTGTTGCCGACATGATCGGGACGTTTGTTTCAACAGCGAGGCCCCTAAGTTCCTCTGCAATTGATTTAATCATAGTGTAAGAGTTGATATTGGCAGCACCTCTGTAGCGTGATGATCCACAGATATTGAGATAATCTATGAATATGATGTCTGGCTTGAAACTCTTCTTAATAGCCAGTTCCTTGATTAGTCCACGAAAATGACCAGAATGTGCAGATGCAGTAGGGTATTCCTTTACAATGAGGGTTCCAGTGGTATTTTTGATAATGTGCTCAATCTTACTCTCAAACATCTGCTTAGGTAGATCATGCAAGTCTTCCATAGATATGCCCATTAGATTTGCATCAATACGTTCAGCGATACGTTCCTCAGCCATCTCAAGGGTAATGTACAATACGTTCTTACCTTGAGATAGGCAGTTGGCTGCCATATGACACATAAATAATGACTTACCTACACCAGTACCAGCAAGAGCAATATTCAAAGTCTTGGGGGGCAATCCACCTTTAGTTATACGATTAAAGAAATCCAAATCAAATGGTATTTTCTTTTCTACAGTGTGGTAATAATCAAATCTTGAGTCTGAATCCAGTAAATAATCATGGCCCACACTATTGTCAAAACCCACAGCCAGGGCATCTGTGAGAATATTCGGAATTGCATCTGCACCTCTAGTTTTATCTTTTCCGTCAATGATTGATATGCCTTCAACAATCGCATTATATACCGCCCTATCTTTACAAAATTTCTCAGTAGTATCTACCAACCAATCAAAATCTACATCAGTAGATTCTAATGTTTTGATAACCTCTACAACTTTACTATACTCATGTTCATTCAAGTCCTTACGGCCCTGAACCTCTATCTCCAGTGAAGTTTGCGTAGGTATCTTGTTATATTTATCTACAAACTTTGAGATTTCTTCAAAAACAGTTCTTTCTGTTCTGTCTGAAAAGTAATCACCTTTTATGAATGGTAGAACCTTCCTTGCATATTTTTCATTTGTTACGAGTTGAGTTAGTGCTGTTCTTTCAATCGTCTGCATATTCAAGGTTGTCTTTCTCCAGCTGTTCATCTAAGATTACTACAAGAATGTCACCAATTGTAGTGGTAAATTCTTCTGTTTCTTTTAGAGATTCTTCTGTGTTGCCGTTATATTCCACAACATTATATTTAAAGGAGAGAGGCATATTCCCATCTTCATTCTCTTGTTTTGGTACTGATACCTTGCCGTATTGGTATATGAGCCCACTATACTTACCGCTGTCAATAAGAATAGACGCCCACTTGTCACCTTCGCGTGACACAAATTTATATTTTTCTGTCATAGAAATTCTCTCTATATTATATGATTTATAATAACAGGATTTAGTTTAAAAGTCAATACCCATTACTCAATTTTCAGCTATTGTATATCAAGCATTATGTTACCAGAAATAGATATTCTTTCTTCATCACACTCAAAAAATGGATAAACCTCATGATGAAGTTTAGCTGGAAAGAAAAGCATCGTTCCTTCATAAGATGGTTCCATATAGTATGGGTATTGTTCTATATCACCCAACAAAGTTGAATATTTAAATTCAAAGTTCCCTGCTGATAAGGCCGGGGCGGCCGATCCTTTTACATGAGATAGTTCTTTTTGTTCTTTATAATGTGTAGGAATTTTCATCCATACAACAAAAGTAAAAATGCCTCGATGGTTGTGTGATGGATTAAACTCATGTTTTTTTTGAAAATTAACCCACAAATCCTCCAGTTTCCAGGGACAGTCTTTACCAAGATAAGGTACTATATGATGTGAGGCGAGTGGGAATTGGTTAAGATACATATTACAAAGTTCTATTAGTATGTTTTCAGCAAACCAATTATCTGTGTCTGTGAGGGATAAAGAACTCCCTATATTACCAGCTAACTTTGATCTATAATCAATTTTATCTATCTTGGCATTATCTATGTATTTCCATAATTTTTTCATATACAATTCTGATAATTTTGTTTCTAACCAACCGTAAGATTCTGGAACAACAGCCACAACCTCTAATTCTCTCATAATATTATATTATCTCCAAATAAAATGTTCGTCTAGTGTTACAAATTCTCTATTCTTTAGGTGTTGCTCTACAATATCATCTTTAGATTGGCCAAAGTATGCAGCTGCATGATGTTTTTCAACCATATAGTCATTGATAGATTTATCAGCATAGTTTGTAGTTCTCCAAAGTTCTCCAAGAACCCGGCCAAACTTACCTGTAGCATCATCTTTATGTGTCTTGAGAAGAATACCACCCCCATCATTCAGCATACCTTTAAGGTACTCTTTTGCAGCGAGGCCATACTTCTTCTCTTCTAAATCTCTTGTTCTTGATTCTGGTGTATCGATACCAAACAAACGAATACGCTCTTTATGTATCCATACACCAAACCCCAAATCAATATCTACATCCACAGTATCGCCATCAATCACTCTAACTATTGTACATTTATATTCATGCATCTTCTTTTCCTATTTTTTACCGTCTTTACAGCTGACTGTGCCCAGAAAATTCCATTTGTATTCTTCGCAATTCATCTTCAAAAGATAATTTTCATATTCATGCTTAGTCATACAAACATCTTCACCATATAAAATCCTTCCCCAATGGCACTCTTTGCCAGTTATCTTTCCAACAATATGTTCACTAGTACTTTTCCCCGTTTGATCTGATATTACCAAGTCTCCTGCTGTTAAAACTGTTGATATGGGCCAAGGTAGGAAAAAAGTGCACGATGCCGTAATTTGAAGTGACATTAATAGTGCAATTATAATTAGGAATTTGTTCATACTTCTGTGTCCAAGATTTACTGAGCTTAAGTTGATCCACAATCAAACTCCGAAACTTTCGCCACAACCACAAGAACTTTTTGAGGTTGGGTTATTAACTGTTAAAAAACTACCACCGAGCTCTGTAATGTAGTCTACCTCACTGCCTAAAAGAAATATTTCTGCAAGAGGATCAATTACAAGAACATTGTCTATAGGATCAGACCATGTAACATCAGGCAAATTACTCTTTAAGTCCCAGACATATTTCATACCGGAACAACCCCCGCCCTTTACGCCGAGAGTTGCATAATCTCCGTCTACAACGGATTTTAGATAGTTTCGTGCTTTTTCTGTAAGAGTGACCATAATACTATTTAGTTCAATCGATTTGCTTGTCTCAACAGATATAATAAAATATTAGACCAATATTGTTGAGCCCATCCAGATTTAGAATTATCTAACGCAATTCTTGCAGAATCTATTCTATTCATAATTTTGTCTGTCAATTTCTTCTCTCTCTTTAAGCTGATCAATCATATTTAGGAAGACATCCATCATTTTCTCAAAATTTTCTGGAAAAGGATTTTTGTTCACTTTCTCAGTTGATACAGGAACACATAGTGCTTTGATCGTGTTGTCCTGTTTCATAATGTCAAGTCTCGCCTTTAAACAAGTGTTCATATCAGGCATCACTGTATTAAGGTTTAGACTTGCAATGATCAACATCGCTTTAATCATTATATCTTACTCCATCCTGTAGATTCACATTTGTACTTCTCTTTACCTACTAGTATCATATCATCAACACTAGTAGACCGACAACCCTTCTCAGGGAACATAGACGTTACACCTTCATTGTTCCACCAGGCATCATCGATGCTGTTGGTCAACATGAAGGCCTTCTCTAACTTCTCATCAATAGACAATGCATCAGACACTTCTACCAATGCAACGGTGTGAGGAGTCTCACCAAACGCGGCGTGGATGACAGCAACATTGTCTATCCCTTCATACGCTTTTAACAGTGCGTTTAATTTTTTACTCATAATTTACCCAGGCCTACCACCACGTTATTGCTTCTGCGGCGGCGGCGATGACGATCTCGCTGGGCCCGGCGAGCGCCTTTCTGTTCTGTGAGATACTGCCGAGCATACTTTGTTGCTATGTCAGACTTAAAGTACATATCAACATCCTCAATTACCTCATCAAGAGGGAAATCCTTCATACCACCATAGTAGTATCCGTTGCAGAACTCTTCAACGTCCATCATATAATCTTTCATCTTACTCATCTTCTAAGGCCTCCTTAACCTTTTCTACAAGATTTTCATAAGTAGCATAAGAGCCACCCATCCATTCATCATCTTCAAATTCACGAATTTCTATATTCCCAGCTGGTCTGGTTTGACCATCCAAGGATAATTCATCTTTTTCCATAAGCGATATTTCAACGTGTTTATTCATTTTACGCTGCTTCCTTCATAATTTCTTCACACAATTCCAGAACTTCTTCCTTGGTAAACATCCGTTCAAAAGAACTCCGATACTGACCAACGCGCCCGGCGGTAACAAACATCTTGATACCAATTGTATCATCTGGTGCTTTACCATTGTCTTTCCCCCAAGCACCGGCAGTAGGAGTATCAATTACCCAACGGAGATATTCCATCATGCGAGGAGTAACCCGGCGGGCCCGTCCAGTGCTTTCAAAATAACGTAACTTCATAATAACCTCTTCATTTCTCATCATATCTTATAATACCACACTCAACAGGATTTGTCAAGTGAAATCGTAAACAATTCTGTAAAATAGTTTTGATGATTATCCAGCAACTGCGAACATTTCAGCGTCTGAATCGTATAAATCGAACCGATTCGCAGACAATTCTCGTTGTCCAGACTTAGGGAAGTCGATCACCTTAGAATAGGGAGACTTCATAGCCCAGACAGTAACATTCTTATGGCGAGACAGTTTGTTCCAAACATACCGTCCACCAGCAGACTGAACAGCGCCAGCACGAAGGGTAATACCTTCTTCTTTGAGTAGGAATGTGTAGAGTTTAACGGCAAGGTTCTTGCCCTTATAGCGACTGTCAACCTCTAATAGATCAACGTGCCACGAACCACGTTCCTTACTCAACTCTATATGAGCAACAATACGATATTGTGTAATCATACCTTCAACGGTGCGAAATCTTTTGGGCTTAGAACGATCATAAACCCATATCTCACGATATGTTTTCTCTTCTTGTTCATTGTATATGTCATAACCAAAGCGGCGGCCCAGAAGTTCACCTTCCATATCACCATAACCTAAGTTATTTCCTTTATACATTATAATTCTGTCAACCATTAGCGTATTTCCCTATTTCTCATCATACCTTATAGTACCATACGGAATAGGGTTTGTCAAGTAAAATCGTCATCGTTAAGTCGTTGATTCTAAACAAAACTCAAAATTAATTTCATCCAACCACCGGATTTCACCTGTTTTGAGTGATTTTATGGGGGGTAGAGGGGGGCTAGGGGTCAATGTAGTCTCCATGACTTCCCATTGATCCCCATGCTCACGAATACGGTTCTTACCGTGATTGGTGAGGCCCTTGAGGGTGATGATCATTAGGCGCGGCCCATTTCGAAATCGAACAGCTCTGTCCCGTTAAACAGGGTGAAACCGTCAATATCATGGATTTTGACCATCACTTGAAGGTCAATACCTGCTTTGGTGCGAACATTCTCAATCCTGCCCCGACCAAGAGGCGTGTCGATGAAATCACCTTCGGCACCCCAAAGGTCGTTCATGAAGGTCTTTATTTCTGGTGTAATTGTGGTCATTTGTCTTCCTTTTCTCAATATATACCTTAGTATATACCATAGAAGAGGGTTTGTCAACAAAATAGTGGGGCTGATTGTCGTTTTATTGAATATTTATGAAAAGTGTGTTATTTTTGCAACACCTATTATCGACGCCTCTTGGCCAGTTCCATAGACATCCAGTTCTGCGCTCTAGTGTTAGTGACCTTCTTTTTTAGTAGTCCCTGCACACGTTTCCAAACTTCCTTGAAAGCATCCTCATCAGCGTTATTATTATCAACGACGATCATACCTTGTCTGAACATATTACTGAATTTACCTATATTTTCCTGTACTTCTTTCCACGAATTGGTCACAAATGACGGCTGGAGGGATCGCTCTCGTTCTACATTACGTTGTAGTGCAACATCAAGAGAGGTATTCACAAAAATCATATATGTGTCATAACCCAATTCTTCAAGATGTCTCTTCTGAAACAATATTTTTTCTGCATCTTTACCTGTACCATCTATGATTAATCCAAGACGGCCATCAAGATAATTTGTCTGTTGTTTTTTACTAATTTCTTTGGCGCGGCCGCGAACCTTTTCTTTGCGTTCTAACTCTTCTGGAGGCATTTTTAGAGACAGCCCCGCTTTCTTCAGAAGTTTTTCAAACACAGGGTCTGAATTGACTATTTTAAGTCCAGTTCCTCCGGTGGTTCGCCTGACAACGTATGACTTACCGCTGCCAGGTCCACCCGCTAGAAAAAAGGCTTTAAATATGTTGGGATCGTTGAGGCCTTCCTGTAGTTCGTAGAATGTTTTCATATTTATTCCTAATATCTATACCATGCCCAGCTACTTGTAATATATATTTATCATCATCTGAAAGTGGTTGAATTGTCATTTCTCTCTCCTGTCTCTGAAAGTTCATTTTCTTGATACGGTTTTTCATTGTTGCTTTTGCCATTGTTATTTCCTTTATTTTTCAGATTTAAAAGTTTAGGGCGTGTATTTTGAGATATGGGCCTCCTTATATGTTAGGGTAAAAGTGTTCAAGTTTTTCATAAAATATAGCTGACTTTTTTGGTTTAGGTTCCCAGTTATCGTCTGGGCCATCCAGCGATTCTTCTAATGAATCCTTTACGAGTGTCATATATGTTTTATGCTTCTTATCAGAAAAATCAAAATCATGTCTAAGTCTCTTTATAAAGAACATTCCTTTATAAAACCTATCATTTTTTTCATTCTTGGTGGTTTTAAATGATGATACATATGGTATATCTAATTTTACAATATCTCCAGCACTAACAACAGTATTACCATGAGTTAATATCTGTACTATTAATCCCTGTTCTAATTGTATTAGCTGTGAGGTTCTGCGTTGTAGCCAATCTTGTGCATTTGGTGGTGAAAATGGTGATGTATTATTTTCCGTAGTATGTTGAGCATCAAAACCTGATCCAACGGAAGCAGGAGTTACAAATGTTCTAGCAGGAAAATCTTGAACCGTCCTACCTTTATCATCAACAATAAGATGGCTGTATATTGGAAAGTCATCTCTATTACCTTTATGATGGCTTGTGATATGTTGTTCTTTTTTCCAATTGTTAAAAATACCATACTGATATTTTTTATATGATTTGTTGTAAATATCATGTACAATAAGATTAGAAGCATATACTCCAACAGTATAATTAGTTAAAGTATTATTAGCATCTATAATTTCAAAATCAAGAATATTTCCTAATTCTCTTTCTATATCTACCGCACCACCTTTGGTGGTGCCCGTACCTTTTATATAAGACGTATAGGTTTGAATTGGACTTTGTGCATATAAACTTGATAAACTTCTAAAATGATATCCCTTTAATGTTTCAAAAAATAAATAGTTTGGATTTGAGAAGAATTGGGATACTGCTTGTCTAGCTGCCATTCTTATAATATCAAATGGTCTTACGTTTGGAGCAACAATTCTTTTAGTACCAGAAGTTGGTTCTACATAAATCTTTTTCTTACAATCAACTTCACCTAACATAATTTTAACAATATCTGAGTAAGTACCTTTTAGTGAACGAGAGACTTTAGTTCTCTGGTTTTTCACTAGTTCAGATGTAGTGAAATGTAATACATATGCTTGTATCTTATCACTAATGTCTTTTCTTCCTTCTAAAGCATTTACAATAAGAACATTTTCAGTAAAATCTATAATTTCTTCCTCTTGTGTGAGGGTTGGTGTTCGTATTTTAAGTTTTAGGTATTCTTGGCCGATGATTGGGCCTATTGAGGATATTGCAGCTGAATCCTGTAGTAATATGTCTCCTGTCACAGCAGTCATACTAGTATCTTCAAAAATAGTTATATTAATTATTGATGCTGATAAATCTATCACCATACCAGAAGAAGTAATTATTTCTGCTTTGACTAATTCAAAATCACCAACGGCTTGTATTCCTGCCATTATAACACACTTGCTCCCATAAGAGTTTCAAATTCTTCTTGAAATAGTTCAATGTATGCTCCATCTAACAATCGTATTTTTCGTAGGGTATCTTGTCTTTCTACTTCAAACTCATAGTTTGTAATCGTAGTAAGGTCTAATTCAGAATACCCTGTAGTATCTGTTCCTATATCAATCTTGATTGAGGTATCACCAGAAGTTTGTGCTATCTCATAATGATGCACACCATCAACATTTGTATATTTGTCATTAATAAATGCAAGGAATTGACCACTATTCATAGGCCATTGATGATAACGATCTGTGATGTTATTAACAAATAAAACCACCCAATGTAACTCTGGATCATCATAGAGTTTATCTGCAATCATCTCCGGTGTTTCACCCTCTTTAACATCATAGGTGTCATATATAAGAGTGTTTGTTCTTACCTTTGTCCTCAAAGCAACACGTTTCAATAAGTTGGTTACGATTTTAAAATCACCATTACCAATAGAATCATATACTATATACGGAAAGTTTGCAAAATACATCTTAGTGACCTTCCCTAATCATTTGTTTGCTCATTATTTCTATTTCACCAAAAGATAATGAGATTGAACTTTTTTGTGGTGGAGGTGAACCATCTATAGGATCATAAGCAGTAAAACGATCTCCACCATATGTAACTTCTATAGATTTTAGAAAGCAATTTGATATCTTATTAATAAATTTATTTTCTTGATTGTGGTACATATATGTAATACCGAATATATTCGGTATCTTCATCTCTCTTGACGAACCTTCAACAAACTCTGGCATCATATTTTCTTTAAATGTGTATATGATTTCTTGTATAGTTTTAGCTTCTTTAGCACTTTTGGGTATGAAGTCAAATTTAAAAGAAAAATTCCTTCTACCAACATTCTCAAACATCAGTTCCATTTTAGGGGTTACAACTTTACCAGATGCTAGGTTTACTAAAGTTTTAGCGCCTGGAGCCACAACGTCAATTGCTGATAGCGCGGCACTTTTAAGGCCTTCAGCGCCAGTACTTCCAAGAGAATCAACAAAAGCACTAAGTGATGATGCCGTGCTTTTACCACTTGTGAAAGCTTTTATTGCCTCACTTCCGAGCATAGCAAGTGTACCGATTTCTGAATCTTTATACCCAACATCATAAGAAACTGATACAGAAGGTGGCATATATAAAGATATTGCTGCCGGCATCTTCTTCACCGGCATTTGAGCTATAATAGATTTTCTGCCCTTAGCAATCCCGCCGGGCGCCGTCGCGCCAGCTGCCTGCTTGGCCATTACTCGCTTATTTGTTTCGGCGGTGAGCTCTTTGTCGGACATTTCACCGCGATGCATGATGGAAACTTCCGTGCTGTATTCGGCTTCAATTTGTTTACGAATTTTATCGAAATCTTTTTTCAATTTAGCACTTTGCAATTTACCGTCTGAAAATGCATAAACCTCAAATAATATAAAATGACCTGATTGGGGATCATTAGCAACATTATCTGGATATGACATAACTTTGGTAGTAAACTTTCCAGTTTTATCGGGTTTATCGAAAATATCCAAAGGCTTTCCAGAAGCAGAAGCAGAAGTAGCAGAAGTTACCCCAGTTATAGCTGAGTTTAATCTACTTGCTATTTGGGCACGAACAGCACCTGTAATACCTGTTAATATGCTCATGTCTAAATATCCTTATACACTTCTACTCTGAAAGTATTTATACGTTATGTCATACAAAGGAAAATATAATCCAAGAAACCCCCAAAAGTATAGAGGTAATCCACACGGCATAATCTATCGTTCTCTATGGGAAAGAAAGTTTATGGTGTATTGTGATACTAATAACTTTATACTTGAGTGGGGTAGTGAAGAGATCATCATACCCTATTTATCTCCTTGGGATGGTAGAATACACCGATATTTTCCAGATTTCTACATAAAAACTAAACAGGCTGATGGGTCTATTAAGAAATTCATTATTGAGGTAAAACCCAAAAAACAATGCTCGCCACCATCAGAACAACCTAAAAGAAAAACCAGAAGATGGTATAGTGAAGTTAAAACGTGGGGGATCAATGAAGCAAAATGGAAACACGCAACTGAATGGTGTAATAACAATGATATGGAGTTTAAGATATTAACAGAAGACCATCTCAATATAAAGTATAAATAGTTATATGGCACAGTCAAAATTTATACAAAGCGTTCTAGATGCAACTAAGGGTAGACCAAAATCTACTCAATGGTACAAGGATAAAATTAAAGAGTTTGGTAAGCCAGGCGCTTTGGATTTAATACGAGATGGTAAAAGAAATAATAAACCATTTGTAGGTAAGTTGAATATGTTCTTCTATGATCCTAAGTTCAAGAAGACTCTTCCTTACTACGATGCGTTTCCTTTAGTATTGCCTCTAGAAAAATATAGTGATGGATTTCTGGGAATCAACTTTCATTATCTCCCAATCCCACTAAGAATTAAATTATTGGACAGATTGGTAGATTACTCAAATAACACACAATTTGATGAGAGCACAAAGTTGATTGTTGATTATAGAAAACTTAAAAAAATAAAACTAATACAACCAACCATACACAAGTATTTGTCTGGACAAACAAAATCGCAGTTTCGCAGAATAGATGCAGATGAGTTTATGATAGCTGCGTTGTTGCCTGTACAGAGATTTAAGAAAGCATCATCAAAAGAAGTATGGTCTGATTCTAGGGGAATGATCTAATGGCTATGGCAAGTTTTATAGAAAGTACAGCATTTGGTGTAATGAATGATGTACTCTCTGCATTTCGTTCAAATGAAGGTTATGCTTTACCGAATAGGTATGAGGTTATAATAAACCCTCCAGTAAAAGTTGGTGGTGGTGGTCAAGAAAATATATTTAATAATAAAGAAAGAGGCGCTGACCTAAGAAGCTTATCTAGGAGAGTAGAGAGTGTTGTGTTGCCTGGGCGTACACTAACAACCGTTACAGAATCAAACGTGTATGGGCCGAATAGAGACATAGTTGAGGGTGTAACTTATGCAGATGAAATTGCAATAGATTTTCAATCAAGTTCTGGTTTGGATGAGAGAGTATTTTTTGAAAATTGGCAGAAACAAGCATTTAATGAGAAGACTTGGAACATAGGCTATTATAATGATTATATTGGTTCTATGGAAATATATTTGTTAGATAGACAAGACGCAAGACGTTATGGTTTAAAACTTTGGGAAGTGTTTCCTAAAACTATTACAGCAAATACTTTGGCCGCAACTGAAGCAACAGAAATACTTAAAACAAACGTAGCTTTTTCTTTTAGATATTGGACAAATTTAGATCAAAAACAACAAGCCCCAGATATAATGGGTAGAATATTG